GGTTAATGAGTGTCGTGAATTACCCAAAGCTGTCATTGATGGATTGACACACAGAGTAGGAAGATATCCAAGTAAAGCAGATGGTGGACCTACTTGGCACGGAGTAATTTTAGATAGTAACCCCTGCGATACGGACCATTGGTATTATCATTTAGCTGAGGGCAAAGATAGACCAAGAGGTAAATATGCCTGGGAGTTTTTTAAACAACCATCAGGTGTTATTGAGATGGATATACAAGATGTACCAGAGGATATGCCAGAGGCACATGGATTTATAAACGCTTGTCAAAAATGGTGGCGAACAAATCCACAAGCTGAAAATTTGCCGAACCTTCCTACTGGTTATTATGAACAACTACTCGGAGGTAAAAACCTAGACTGGATAAAATGTTATGCTCAAGGTAAATACACCTATGTACAAGAAGGCATGCCTATTTGGCCAGAATATGATGATACAACTATGGCAAGTGATTTAGAAGTTGAGCCTGGTATTCCGGTACAGGTTGGGATTGACTTTGGATTGACACCAGCTGCAGTGTTTGCACAGCGTATGAAAAATGGCACTTGGCATATCATACATGAGTTAGTTACCTTTGATATGGGCTTGAATAGATTTGTAACTATGTTGAAAGAAGAGATGGGTATATATTTTCCAGGGTGTCAGTTTATGGTATGGGGAGACCCTGCAGGCCAACAAAGAGACCAGATATATGAAACTACTGCTTTTGACCATATGCGAACTATGGACATAGTAGCACGCCCTACAGCCACTAATGATTTTAAAGTTAGACGAGAGGCTATGGCTATACCTATGCAACGATTAATACATGGTAAGCCAGGCTTTCTTGTAAATAAAAAATGTGAACGATTACGCAAGTCTTTATCTGGAGGCTACCATTTTAAAAGAATATCTATGGGTGCTGGTCAAGAAAGATATCGTAGCACACCTAATAAAAACGAACACTCGCATATTGGAGATGCAGCTGGATATTGTTTGCTAGGCGGAGGAGAACATAGAGACATGACAGTGCGAAAAAGAACAGGGGCAAAAATTATGCAACCAAAAGCTAAAGTATTAGACTTTGATGTTTTCACCGCATGAACTTAATACAATCATGCGTTTGGATTGGCCGAAACAAAGAATAGTCCGCTGGCACCCTACGCATTTTAATATGATGACTCTAAATGAATTTGATAAAAGAAACTTACCTGTTTATCAATCAAAGATGAACCTTTTTGAAAACCTTATTGATAAAGGTTTATGCTTTACTGGTATGCAGGAAAAAAAAATATATGCTATGTTTGGTATGTGGGAACTATGGTCTGGAGTATACGAGGCATGGCTCATTCCTAGTGCAGATATTTCTGAAAAAACTTTTAGGTTTCATAGAAGTGCAAAGCTATTTTTTGACTACGCTGTGAACAAACTGAGTATAAAAAGATTACAAATCATGGTTTGTTCTGATAATGTTCTGGCTGTTCGTTGGGCAAAGGTATGTTACTTTGAAATTGAGGGTACTGCTAAAAAGTGGGGGCCTTTAGGAGAAGATTATTATATGATGGCAAGGGTATTTTAAATGGGCGGATTATTCAGTTCACCAAAACCACCACCCCCACCACCAACACCAGAGGTGGATAGAAGAAGTGCTGCTCTTGAAGAACAAGAAAGAAGAGAGAGAAAAAGTCTGCGTGCAAGAAGAAAAGCAAGAACGCAATCTGCAAGAGCATTGATGACACAAGTAAGAACTTCACCGGTAACTGGTGAGGGTTCTGATTACGGACAGGGTACAACTTTAGGACCAGATGTTAGAAATCCAAGATAAAATGCCAAAAAGAGAATACATTAGAAACCCAAGACTTAAACCACAACCCAAAAAAAAGGAGAGTAAATAATGTATCATGCTGGTAAAAAAAAGAAAAAAAATTTAAAAAAAGCTATGGCGAAAAAATATGGTAAGAAAAAAACATAGAGAAATACAATGGTGGCAAAAAGGTTTCAAAATCCTAAAGGCGGCCTTAATGAGGCTGGAAGAAAACATTTTAAAAAAACTGAAGGGGCTAATCTCAAAAGACCAATTAAGAGTGGTAACAATCCTCGTAGGGTTAGTTTTGCTGCTCGTATGGCTGGTGTAAAAGGTCCTATGAAAGATGACAAAGGCAGACCTACAAGAAAAGCGTTAGCCTTGAAAGCCTGGGGATTTGGAAGTGTTGCTGCTGCAAAATCGTTTGTAGCAAAAAATAGAAAGACATAAATGGCATTAGAGGTAAAAGAATTAAAAAAAAGATATAAGGTTTGTGAAACACGCAAAGAAATGTGGCGTAACATCTATGAAGAGGCTTACGAATTTTGCTTACCTATGCGTAACCTTTATGACGGATATGCAGAACAGGACACGCCTGGTCAAAACAAAATGAAAAGAGTGTTTGATAGCACTGCTATACACTCAACATCAAGATTTGCAAATAGAATACAATCTGCTTTATTTCCTCCACAACAACAGTGGTGCAGATTAAGACCTGGGCCAGATGTGCCGCCAGAAAGAAAAGTAGAGGCGCAACAAATATTAGACCAGTACACTACAAAAATGTTTAGTGTAATGCGTCAGTCTGGTTTTGATTTAGCTATTGGAGAATTTTTATTAGACCTTGCGGTAGGAACTGCGTGCATGCTTATACAAAAAGGAGATGAGTTGCAACCAATTAGATTTACAGCGATACCAATGTATCAAGTAACTTTTGATGAAGGTCCTATGGGTAAACCCAACTTTGTATATCGTAGATTTAAAAAACCTTTTGAGGCAATACAAAAAGAGTTTCCAGAAGTAGACATGCCAGATGAACTCATACAAAAATATCAAGAAAGACCTATGGAGAAAGTTGAGTTGCTAGAGGCAACATATCCTAATGAAGATGGTGAATATGATTATTGTCTAATGACTATGGAAGGTGATTATAAAATACTACATAAAGTTTTAAAATCCTTTCCTTGGGTTATATCAAGATACATGGTAGCCCCAGGTGAGATTTATGGTAGAGGTGTTTGTTTGTATGCTTTGCCAGATATTAAAACTCTAAACAAGGTTGTAGAATTAAATTTAAAAAACGCCAGTCTAAGTATTGGTGGAGTCTTTACTGCAGTTGATGATGGTGTCATTAACCCACAATCAATTCAAATTGTACCTGGTGCAATCATTGGTGTATCAAGTAACGGAGGCCCAAGAGGTCCAAGTCTTGCCCCACTACCTAGAAGTGGAGATGCAAACCTTTCCTCTTTGATTGCAAATGATTTGCGTATGAATATCAAAAAAACTTTGCTTGATGAAAGTTTACCTCCAGATAATATGTCTGCTCGTTCTGCAACAGAAATTGTTGAAAGAATGAAAGAACTCAGTCAAAATCTTGGTGCTGCATTTGGACGATTAATAAATGAAACAATGACACCAATAATTACTAGAACACTTGAACTTATGGACCAAGAAGGATTGATTGAATTACCTTTAAAAATCAATGGTTTAGAGGTAACTATTGAACCACAATCTCCACTAGCCATGGCTCAGAACATGGAGAAAGTTGGTAATGTTTTACAGTTCTTACAAATATCTCAAGCCTTAGGTGGCGCAGGTAATGCTCTGGTAAATCCAGAGGCAGTTGGTGATTATTTACTTGACAATTTAGGAATAGATGCAAATTTAAGAACAACGCCAGAACAAAGAGCAGCAATAGTACAACAGGCTCAACAACTTCTTGCACAGCAACAGGCTATGCAACAACCAGGGCAAGGGGCAAATAGTCCTGGTGCTAATGTTACGCCAGATGTAAGACAAGCTATTGCTGCAGGTGAAGGCGGTCCACCGGAGGCTATTAGTCCAGATGAGGAAATGGCTAGGCCAAATAGACCGCCAGAGTAAAGTATAATGAAAAATAATGCTGAAAAGATTAGAGATATAAATTCTGTAGGCTGGGACGGCCTTGATGCAAATGTTTCACAGTTGCGTATTAAAGATACTGATGTGCAAAGACAACTTGATATAGCATATAGAAAATGTTTTCAAACTGCAGAGGGTAAAAAAGTTTTGGACCATCTAAAAGCAATTACTATACAGCAACCTTGTTGGGTACCTGGTGCAGATACAAGTTATGGTTTTGCGAGAGAAGGACAAAATTCAATCATTAGAGAAATAGAACAAAGAATAAGGAGAGCCAATGAACCAAGCTAATGAAAATCTTGCTGTGCAAGAAACACAAGAAGAAAAAGTAGAACAGCAACCAGAACAAAAAACTATGGTTGAGGAGTTTAGAGAAAACAATCCAAAAGAAAGTGAAGAAGAAACTAATGAACCTATTGCTCATGTGGAGAACACAGAGCAAGAAGATGAACAAGAAGAATATGAAATGCCTAGTTTTTTTGAAGGCATAGAAAATCACTGGCATAAAGACGGACCAGACCTTGAAGGTATTGTCCAAGAATTAAAAGATACAAAAAAAAATTATACAGAACTTAGAACTAAAATGTCTCAAGGTAAACACAAAGCACCAGAAAAATATGATACAGATTTTTTAAAAGAATATAAAATTCAAGAAGATGACCCTTTATTAAATGGCTTTATGAAAATTGCTAAAGAAAATGGATTGTCTCAATTAGTTTTTGATGATGCAGTAAAACTTGTGTTAGAAAATCAAAAAGAACAAGCAGCTGAAATAGACAGAAACTCTGCTGAAGAAAAAAGATTATTAGGAAAAAATGCAGATGCAATATTAAAAAGTAACTTAGATTGGGCTGACGGCATGGCAAGAAAAGGTATTTTTAACGAGGACGAAATAAATGAACTTGATATATTGGGAGGCACAGCTGTTGGTTCTAAATTAGTAGTAAAGTTAAGAAATCTTATGGGCGATAAAGTAAACATACCAACACGATTAGAAACACCAGAACTTAAAGAAAGTGAAGATGAATTTAAAGCAGAAACAAATAGATTGATGAAAGACCCAAGATATCAAACTGACCCTGCATATCAAAATATGGTAGCTAAAAGATTTAGCGAGAGATACGGCAACAAAAATCAATAAACGCCTTTACAAGCTGTATCTTGTATATTATAAATAAAGATGAAAGATAACTGCACCACAGCCTTTCTGGTAGCAAAGAAATTTGCGGCTGGCTCAAGGCCTAATTGAGTATGTTGCAGCCCAGACCTTCTGGACAACTGTTGCGATTGTTATTAATACTAACTTTTGCTAGGAGGCAAACTTATGACAACTCAAGCTAATTTGTCGCCAGCGTTTGTGCAACTCTTTGATGCTGAAGTACATCAAGCATATCAAGGGGCAGCAAAACTAACTGGTGCAGCCAGAACAAGAACTGGCGTAGTGGGGTCTCAGGTCAACTTTCCTAAGGTTGGAAAAGGACAAGCTAGTGTGAGGACACCAGCTACAGATGTGGTTCCGCTAAATACTGCCTTCAGCAGCGTGGCATGTTCCCTTACGGATTTCTATGCGGCTGAATACAGTGATATATTTTTACAGAATAAAATTAATTTTGACGAAAGAAGTGAACTGGCCCAAGTGGTTGGGTCAGCTATCGGAAGGCGTCAAGACCAGATTTTATTAGACGCATTACTAGCGGCAAGCGCAGGTTCCTCGGTGGCCAACACAGTTGTAACCAGCGGCAGTGCGACAGCTAGTGATTTGAATGTAGGAAAAATTATTGCAGCTAAAAAAGCATTAGATGCAAAAAATGTTCCTGCAGAAAATCGCCACATGATTATTCATGCAAACAACTTGGCAGCATTGTTAGGAGATGAAAGAGCAATTAGTTCTGATTTCCAAACAATTCAAGCCTTGGTTTCTGGACAAATCGGAACTATGATGGGTTTTACCTTTCATATTCTTGGTGATAGAGATGAAGGTGGATTATCAAAAGATGGTTCTAATGATAGAACTTGTTTTGCTTTTCATCAATCATCTATGGGTGTTGCGGTTGGTATGCCAGCCTCAACGGAAATTAACTATATTGCAGAAAAAACTTCATTCCTAGTAACTGCAAAACTATCTATGGGTAGTGTTGCAATAGATACTGATGGGATTGTTGATGTAGTCTGCAGAGAAAGCTAGGAGGTATATTATGGCTTTTGCAAGAACAGGTTGGAACCCTATTGGTGGACAATCAAAAAAAGGCACTGCACCTCAAATGTTTTCTTATACAAGTGCAGATGCAATCGCCGCTGTAAACAGTGAAGGTTACTTTAATGAAGTGGCCAAAGATGTTGCAGTTGGTGATATAATTTTTGTTAGAGATAGTAATACGCCAACAATGAATATTGTTGTCGTGTTGTCAAATACTGGAACTGTTGTTGATGTTTCAGATGGTACAGCAATTACTGTCGCTGACGCAGACTAAAGTAACAAAAACTGGGGGCTACGGCCCCCTTTTTTAGGGTAAGGTTTATGGCTCAAGGTGATACTAATGTAACTGTTTGCAATAAAGCGCTTTTGTTTTTAGGCGCAGAACCAATCACAAGTTTTACTGATGGCACTCCAGGTGCTAATGCCTGTGCAAACATATATGAAGATACAAAAAAAATGACTCTAGCTATGTATCGTTGGTCTTTTACTATAGCAAAACAACAATTAGCAAGAGATGTAGATACTCCAAATAGTGAATGGACATATCAATATCTTTTACCAAATGATATTTTAAACGCTGTACCAGAGGCGGTGAGAACAACAAGTAGTCCAGGTGGACAACTATTTAAAAATTGGGAAATGGCTCAATCAGCTGGCCAATATTCCGTTCTAATGACTGATGCAACAGAAATACATATTGATTATCAGAGACTTGTCGGTGAGGGTAATATGCCAAGTTACTTTATACAACTCCTCGGTTATCAGATGGCATGGCATTTAGCAGAGGTCATGACAGACCAAACAACAAAAGCCGAATACTGGAGAACAATAGCACTAGGGACAGCAACAGAAAACTTTAGAGGAGGTTACTTTAGACAAGCAGCCTCTATTGATAGTGGTGGCCAAACACCTTCTATTGTGGGAGATTATTTGCTGACAGATATAAGATGAGTAGAATACAACAATATCAAGCGTCATTTACTATAGGAGAGTTAGACCCTCTATTACAAGGTCGTATAGATTTACAACAATATTATACTTCAGTACAATCTGCAAAGAATGTTATTTTTGAACCTCAAGGCGGTTTTAGTAGAAGGCCTGGTCTAAAATTTTTACTTGATATTACAAATGATGGCGCAGCCAACGGACATTATCTTGTGCCTTTTGAATTTTCGGTAGACGAAAGTTTTATGGTTTGTATAACAGCCGTAAAAACAGACAATCCAAATGCTAAGATAAGAATGTTTTTTTTTAAAGATGGTGCGTTGCTTACCAATATAAACTCAAGCGGTAATAATTATTTAGAATTTACTGTAGGCACTTTGTATGAAGTAACAAACTTTGACATTAATAGATTATATTATACACAATCAGCTGATACACTAATTTTAGTACACCCAAACTTTGCGCCATTCAAAGTTCAAAGAGGCGCTACAAATACATCATGGACGGCAACAGCACTTACTTCAGAACTTACAATACCTAAACATGCGTTTACAATTACTACATCAAATCCAAGTTCAACTATAACGCCTTCAGCTGTTGATGGTACTATAGAGATTACAGCTGGTTCCAGTATTTTTAGTTCATCAAATGTTGACCAATTCATTGAGGCCGCTGATGGTTTTGGTAGGGCAAGAATTGTTAATTTTATTTCAGCTACAAAAGTAGAGGCATTTGTTGAAGTTCCCTTTTTTGATACAAATGCAATTTCATCTGGTAGCTGGTTTTTGGAAAGTGGATATGAAGATGCTTGGAGTAACAATAGAGGCTGGCCTGTATCAGCAACTTTTCACGAAGGTCGTTTGTTTTTTGGTGGTAGTGGCTCCTTACCTTCTACTTTGTTTGGTTCAAAGGTAGGACAATTTTTTAATTTCAAAGCAGCCGAAGGTTTAGATGATGATGCAATAAAAATAACTTTGGCAACAGATAGTGTAAACACGATTGTTGGTATGAGGTCTGGTAGAGACTTGCAAATATTTACTACCGGTGCTGAATTTTTTATTCCTCAAGGAGACCTAGACCCTATTACACCATCAAATGTTGTGGCTAAGTCAAGCACAAAGCGTGGGGCAAAAGCGTTTGTAAGACCACAAGCTGCAGAGGGTGGAACTTTATTTATACAAAGACAAGGTAAAGCTATAAGAGAACTTTTGTTTTCTGATGTTGAGTTATCCTATGTAGCTAATAATATTTCTTTACTAGCCTCGCATTTAATTGTTGACCCTATTAAAACTGCACTAAGAGCAGCTACAGATACAACAGAGGGTGATTTATTATTGATACTTAATGGAGAAGATAGCACTGGATATAGAGACTCTAGCATACCATTTACAGGCCAGATAGCAGCGTTTATGTTAAACAAGGGTCAGAACATAGTAGCCCCCTCACATCTTGTTACAGATGGCGTATTTAAAGATGTAGCGGTAGATGTAGATATAATATATACAATCGTAAAACGAACTATAGGTGGCGCAACTAAATTTTATGTAGAAGTATTTGATGATGACTTTACAACAGATAGCGCAACACAAATTACTACAGGTTTTTCTGGTGCAACATATAATAGCTTTGGAAATATTGAGGGTAAGTCTGTAAAAATTATTAGAGATGATATAGTTGATACAGATGATACAGTTTCTAGTAGTGCCATTACAGCTGGTGGAACACCACTGAGATATTTAGAGGTAGGGTTAGATTATGATGTAGAGGTAAAAACCAACCCTGTTGAAACAAGACTATCAAGCGGTACTATATCTTCACAAAAAAAAAGAATATTAGAAATTACACCAAATGTTTTTAAAACACAAAACCTTGTAATAAATAATAGAATGATTGATTTTACAACAGCACCTCTAGCTGGTATAGGTGGCGTAACAGCCTTTACCGGAAAAAAAAGGACGCATGGATTTTTAGGGTATGATAATGACGGAGTAATAACAATATCACAAGACCAGCCAGTTTTTATGACTGTGTTAAGTCTTGCCTATAAAGTTAGTGTAGGACAATAAAAGAAAGGAAATATTATGAGTGGAGTAGAATTAGCAGTCTTATCAGTAGCAGTCTCAGCTGTAAGTGCTGTTTCACAAATAAAAGCAGCACAAGAAAAAAAGAAAATGTATGATATGCAGGCTAACGCAGCAAGAATACAAGGTAAAGTAACAGCCTTGAAATACAAACAAGAAGGTGTAGAAAAATTAAAAAAACTAAACAGAGTCTTAGCCGCTAATACAGCGAGGTCTGCTGCAGGAAACATAGACCCATTTTCTAGTGGGGGTTCACCAGATATTATAAATACATATTCATTACGGCAAGGTGTAAATGATTTTACTATATCAAGAGACAATCAAACAATGGCTGTTAAGATGGCTAATTATCAAGCAGCGCAATACAATTATGCAGGTAAAGTAGCGGTAAAAAATGCACAAAGGTCTGCAGTTATGACCATGGGACAGTCTTTTGTTCAAGCAGGATTTTTATATGGCAGTGGCGGATTTACTGGAGGTCAATCTGTATTTACAGGAAATGCAACAACGGCACCAGC